GTTGACTGGGATAGACCAGATGAATTCGGTTACTTTGAGCATCGCGTTTTAAACTGGATGGAATTACAAGGAGATGACTGGGAAGAGCAATACTTCCAAATAGTTAACTTTCTTTCTAACTACGATGTACTTGCTGTTGGCGTTGACGCTAACGGTGTTGGTGATGCTGTTGCACAGCGTCTTAGACTTTTACTCCCACGAGCAGAGGTTGCTTCTATTACCTCTAGTGCTACCGAGCAGTCACAACGTTGGAAACACCTTCAAGCATTAATTCAAAGAAAAATGTTGGGTTATCCTGCCCATGCAAAATCACGTCGATTAAGAACGTGGAAAAGGTTTTACCAACAGATGGTCGATGCTGAGGTTCAATACAAGGGACCTAACTTCCTTGTGGCTGCCCCTGATGAGTCTTACGCCCATGATGACTATGTAGATAGCCTTTCTATTGCCTGTGCTATGACTAAGGATTTAGTCATGCCAGAGGTGGTTTTAACAAGCAGTCCGTTTTTTACTAAAAATTAAAAGCGAGTTAACCCTTACTTATCGTAAAAAATCAGAGAAAATCATCTTTGGAATAGGCCATTCCGTCTTACTAACCTTATAAGGAGTCATAATGACACTAGCACCAAACCCACAGTTCCCTGAAAAGGGTTCAAATGTTTACGAAATGAAAGAGGCAGGAAACGCATCACGTCGTGGTCCTCTTCGTTTTGAAGAAGGTATCGCAACTGATACTGATGTTCCAAATGATTTTGAACTAGGAATGCAGCAAGGTTTTGCTGCTGCTGCAGGTCGTCCAAACCGTAATGCTCCAGTCTGGCAAAAGACTGCTGCAGAAACTATGCAGGCACGTGCCCATGTTGGCTCTGCTGCATGGACAGAAGCACCAACATTCCTTGCTGAGTTCTCACACGGGTCTTTCACAGACTATGCAGAACAAAAGACTGAGGTTGTTGCACGCTCTGGTGGACGTACACAACGTACTTCCCCAACCGTAGTAAACGACTAAAAGAGTTTTTTGTCTTTGACCCCCTAGGATTGTCCTAGGGGGAACAAAGTTGTAAAGGAAATAATTGTGGCTGAAAAACCTGCTAATCCAAAACTTTGGGAAATGATAATTGCTCAAGCAAGAGCCAAGTATTCAACCTACCCAAATCCTGCAGCAAGTCACTGGGTTCGAGAGAGATACACTCAAAGTGGTGGTAGATTTACCGACACAAATAGTCCTATAGAAATAACAAAAAAACTTAATGAAAAACAGTTCGCAAAATTGCAAAAAGAACGTGGCACTAAAAAAGACGCAAAAGACGTGAAACGTAAAAAGGATAAGGGCGGAAAAAAGAGTGACACTAAGTAAGGTCATACGATGAGTTTTGTTGACTTTTCCCCTCCCTCATACAGAGCAGCCTCCTCTGATTTAACTATCTCAATTTCTCCCCTAGGTTTAGTAGAACTAGCAGACGAAGAATTTGAAGTTCATGGTCCGCGTTTAAATCGCTACTCTTTAAACTGGGCGATGTATTTAGGTCATCACTGGGGTTACCGCCGTGAACAAGGCGAAATGCAAATTGCAGTCAACTACTACAGAGCATTTACAGATTATCTTTCTAGATTTACATTTGGCAAGGGAATTGGTTTCCGCAGCCCTAAAGCAACTGAAGCAATTGTTCCAGACCGTTTGCAACGAGTATGGGAAGTAGATAACGACAAAACTAGAGTTCTTTTAGAAATGGCACAGCAAGGCGGAATCTCTGGAGATTGCTTTGTAAAAGTAGCCTATGAAGAACCGTGGACTGATGCAGTTGGTCGAGTACACCCAGGAAAGGTTCGAGTTCTTCCTCTTAACTCATCTTTCTCATTCCCAGAGTTTCACCCCCACGACCGCAATCGTCTTTTAAGGTTTAAGCAGAAGTATCGTTTCTGGGGAACTTCTTTAGAGGGAACAAGACAGGTATTTACTTACACTGAGATTCTTACAGATGACCTTATTGAAGAGTACATTAACGATGAACTTATTGACTCTCGTCCAAATCCTCTAGGAACAATCCCAGTTGTACATATTGCAAATATCCCTGTTGCTGGCTCACCTTGGGGTCTTCCTGATTGCCATGACATTATTTCCATTAATCGTGCATACAATGAAATTTCAACAGATGTTGCAGACATTATCAATTACCACGCTGCACCTGTGACAGTTATTGTTGGTGCAAAGGCTTCTAACCTTGAGAAGGGTCCTAAGAAAGTTTGGGGCGGTCTTCCTAAAGACGCACAGGTATTTAACCTTGAAGGTGGCGGAGCAGGCATTGATGGTGCTCTAAAGTATCTAGAACTATTAAAGCGTTCTATGCACGAGTTAATGAACGTTCCAGAGACAGCACTTGGTCAAGTTCAACCAATTTCAAATACTTCGGGTGTTGCACTTTCAATTCAGTATCAGCCTCTTATGAATCGTTGGACTCAAAAGACTGCCCAGTATGGAATCGGCCTTGAGAAGATTAACGAACTTATTATTTTGAACTTGGCAGTTAAAGAGCCAGAAACAATGATGTACAACCCAGATGAAGACGGTCCAATCAAAGAAGGTCAAATGGTTAAACTTGACCCTAACGACTCTCTTACCTATCAAAACAGCGTTCAGTTCCCACCTCCTCTTCCACTAGATAAGTTAATTATCCTTAACGAAGTACAAACTAAACTTGGCATGGGTCTTGAGTCTAAAGAAGGTGCTCTACGCACTTTGGGAGAAGAGTTCCCAGAAGAGAAACTACAAGAGATTCGTGAAGAACTTAAAGCGGAAGCACTCTCAGATGGTGCTCTAACCTTGTTAAAGGTGCAGATTCAAAAAGAAATTCAAGATATGACTGGAATGATGCCAGGTCCTGGAGGAGATGGAGCAGTTCCACTGCAACCTACTCAACTAGGTGATGGCGACATTATGGGAGATAACCTCTCAGGTGCTCCAACCCCAGAAAACGCTGCCGACCCTGCTGCCCAAGAAATGGCTATGACAGAGGCTGGTATGGAGATGGATATTCGGAACAAACTGCTAACCGAGTCCTATGGAACGAAAATTCCGCAGAGAAGAGCAGTAGATAGAAGCCAATAAATTTCAGATGAAAAATCTGATTTAGCCTGACAAACACCTCTAAATGTTGTGCAATTATCAGGTAAGAAATGTGGGACACGCGGATAAAACCGCATTCGGACAATAACCAAGGAAACGGATACGCAATTACTATGGAAAACACTGAAGTACAAGAAGTACAGATTGAGTCAGTAGTGCAAGAGACTGCTACTCCTATCGTGGAAAGTAAGGCTTCTAAGGAAGCAACTGACTTTGGCTTTTCAGCCGAAGACTTATCTCGTGCTCGTGCACAAGAGAAAGAAAAGTTGTATCCGCAAATGGAAAAACTAAAAGAAGAACTTGCTACCTTGAAGAAGGAGCGCGATGAGAAGGCAGAGCAAGAAGAAATTGCTCGTCAACAGCAGGCTGAACTTGAGGAAAAGAAACTAGAAGCAGACATGGACATCCGTCAACTTCTAGAAAAAAAGGAAAAAGAATTTCAGACTCAGTTAGAAGCAGAGCGTCTCGAAAGAGAACGTGCCTTTGCTCTACTTGAGCAAGAAAAACATTTTCAAGAAGTAATGCAGTATCGTCAACAAAGAATTGAGCAGGAGCGTGAAAACGTAATTCCTGAACTCATTGATTTGATTGAGGGTAACAACCGTGATGAAATCGAGCAGAGCATCGCGTCATTGAAAGATAAATCTGCTCGTATTCTCGACTCTGCACAGCAGGCTTTACAGTCTACTCGCAGAGAAATGGCAGGAACACGTATTACGTCTCCTGCATCAGGACCTCTCGATAATGATTCGGAACAACGTTCGTACTCTCCCGAAAGTATTCGGGAAATGTCATTGGCGGATTACGCGAAGCAACGAGCCAAACTACTTGGCGAAGCAGCAGGTAATCGTGGTAAGGGACTGTTCGGGTAAAACCAAACAAACTAAATTATCCAACTAACTAGAAAGGACTGATACCAACATGGCATCAGCGATTACAGGCACCAGTGAATTAGCAGGAGCACCTACCGCTTATAGTGGTTCAAACTCCAGCCTATCCACAGCAATTCAGACCATCTGGTCTAAAGAAATTCTATTTCAAGCAATGCCAATTCTGCGTTTCGAGCAGTTTGCAGTTAAGAAGACTGAACTAGGTGTAGCACCTGGTCTTCGTGTGAACTTCCTACGTTACAAGAACTTTGCTGTAGACCCATCACCACTTACAGAAGGTGTACGTCTAACAACAAACGCTCTTACAGCAGAACAAATTGCAATCACAGTTGCAGAACACGGCTACGCAGTAGCAGTTTCTGAACTACTTCTTAACGCATCATTCGATGACGTTATGGCATCATCTTCACGTCTTCTAGGTCGCCACATGGCACAGTACCTAGATGTACAGGCACGTAACACATTAGGTGCTGCAACATCTGCAGTATTTGGTTACGACCGTACAGGCGTATCAGCAGGGTCACAGTCATTCTACGACGAAGGCTCAAAGGCAACATCAATCTCAACCATCACAGCCAACCACAAGTTGACTACTGGTTCTGTCAAGGATGCTGCACTTACCCTTGCTTCAAAGAACATTCCTCGCTTAGGTGAGACATACGTAATGTTCATCAATCCAAAGCAGTCACGTGACATTCGTTCGAACCCAGAGTTCATCGAAGTTACAAAGTACGCTGCTCCAGGAAACTTCATGCTAGGTGAAATCGGTCGTCTATACGACGTAGTATTCATCGAAACAACTCAGGTTAAGTCATACGCAGCAGCAGCAGTTGTTAATGAGACTGCAAATGTTGGTGCACCTGCTGACCAGACTGAAGTTCCAGTAAAGGCCAATACAAACCCAGGTTCAGGTGGAAACCCAACAGGTTCAACTTCACCAAACCCTGCTGGTTCATCTGGCGGAACTGTGGCTGCAGGAGTAACTGTCTACGAGTCAATCATGATTGGTGACAACGCATTCGGTCACGCAATTTCCCTTCCAGTTGAACTTCGCGATGGTGGCGTTCTTGACTTCGGTCGTGAGCACGCTCTTGCTTGGTATGCAATTTGGGGTCTTGGCGTAATCACAGACCAGGCAATTTGCAAGGTCTTCACTGCTTAATTAAATAAGCGTTTGGTTGGAAGAGTCCCATACTCCTTCTTTGGGACTCTTCCTCCACAAAAAATTACAAAACTAACACAAGGAGAAATACATCGTGGCAAACAAAGCAACTAGTCCTCTGGACGCAACAGGGCGTGCACAGGAACAAGCAACAAAAGAAAATGCAGAAGCACTTCGTAAGCGTAAGGAAGAAATTTCTACAGCGAACAAGGTTGAGGCTGAACTTCTGGAAACTGCGGTCTTTGACCCAAAGAACCCAGAGAAACCAATTGTTCTAGACGAAATCGTAGAAGTTGGCGTAACACTTGCAAATGACAAAGTTGTTATCCGAACCATCACAGACATTGAAGAAATGACCTGGGGTGTAGGAAATACATACAACTTTAAAGCAGGAGTTAAATATTCAGTTCCTTCAGAACTGGCTAACTATCTCGAAGGTCTAGGTTATATTTGGCGACCAAACTAAACCAACCGTTTAGTTATCGTCAATCCTCTGGTTACTCCTCTAGTTTCTGCCCTCCTCCTAGAGGAGTAACCTTTTTAATGCTGATTAAATTTGCTTAATAAGGAATCATTAGCATCTAGAGTTTAAGCACGGAGGATACGTGGCAACAGCGTCTAACTTAGCCGAAATGGTTAGGTCCGAAATAGGAGACTCCTCTAAGTCTTTTGTTATGCAGTTTATTGCAGATGGTACAACAAATAGATTTGGTCTTCACTACTCTCCAGTAGATGCAGCAAGCCTGTACGTAAGATTTGATGACTTCAACGTTTCCAACGATGTCTCTGTAGAAGAGGCAAGCGGAGTATTGGTAACAGATGTAATTCCACCAGATGGAACTGAAATCACAGTTGCTGGCAATTACTTTAGATATTTCACACCAGCAGAAATTAATCGCTTTGTAGAAAATGCTGTACTGCAGCATTCAAATAATAGAACAGACTCGCTAGGAAGAATACAGACACTTGAAAATCTTCCTCCAGTAGAGGTGTATCCAGTATCTCTTCTTGCAAGCACACTTGCTCTTTATACTTTAGCAACAGATGCTTCTTTTGATATTAACGTATTCGCTCCAGACGGTGTGACAATTCCACGTTCTGAGCGTTACCGTCAATTAATGGATATGATTCAAGCACGCAAAGACCAATATCGTGAACTGTGTATATTGCTAGGAATTGGTCTTTATAGAATTGAAGTATTCACATTCCGCAGAATTTCTAAAACCACAAACCACTACGTTCCAGTTTATCGACCACAGGAGGTGGATGATTACTCTTACCCAGAAAGAATCGAACTTGCCCGACCTACCTATGGCGACCAGCCCTCAGAGCGACCTTATGACTCTGTGGAACTTACTGCCTATCAAGATGTGGCGTTTACGTACTCTATTCCGTACGTCGGAAACCTCACTGAAAAGGGAGCCGTAGCCAATATTCGCTGGAAAGCGGGTGCTCCACAAAGTCACATGCCTTTTACGGTGACAGTTACTACATCTGGCACGGATAATACAAGCCATACAATCAATATTAGTTTAACCAAAGAACAGACCAGGAGACTTGCACAGCGTATGTACTGGGACATCGAATTTGTTTATAACGATGGACAAAGAACAACGTATAAGGCAGGCAAACTATTTACAGTGCGTGAGGTGACAACGTAATGCCTATTGACCCAAATAGCCCTCTCTACCCAGAGATTGACCCTGCACTTTTACCTGGCGTTCCTACAACTCGAGGAGCACGTGGTTATCAAGGACCAACAGGTCCAACAGGTCCACAAGGTCCTGCAGGTTCTGCTTCTGCAACTGGTGCAACAGGTTCTACTGGTGCAACTGGTGCGACTGGTGCAACAGGACCACAAGGTCCTACTGGTTCAGTTGGACCACAAGGTTTAACTGGATTTACTGGTGCATCAGGTCCTACTGGACCAACTGGTGCTGACTCTCGTGTAACTGGACCAACAGGTTCAGCAGGAGCAACAGGACCAACTGGTGCAATGGGTTCTACTGGTGCGACTGGTGCAATGGGTGCAACAGGACCAACTGGTCAACAAGGTATTCAAGGTATTCAAGGCGTTCAAGGTGTAACTGGACCAACTGGTGCATCTGGTGTTGCGGGTAATACTGGTGCAACAGGTCCTACAGGACCACAAGGTGTAATTGGTGTAACTGGTCCAACAGGTCCGACTGGTGCAGATTCACAAGTAACTGGTCCAACAGGTCCGACTGGTGCACAAGGTGCACTTGGTTTTACTGGACCAACTGGTGCAACTGGTAACACAGGACCAACGGGTGCTGCTTCAACTGTTACTGGTCCTACAGGTAACACAGGACCTACAGGACCTACTGGTCCAACTGGTGCACAAGGAACTGCTGTAACAATTAAGGGTGAGTATGCAGACCAAGCAACATTACTTGCTGCTCGTCCTACAGGAAATTTTGGCGATGCTTATTTAATCGCAAGTGGTGATTTATATGTTTGGACCCCAAACTCAACTCCACCAAACTTTGGTACATGGAATAACGTTGGAAACATTCAAGGACCTACAGGACCTAGAGGTTTAACTGGTCCAACTGGTGATACTGGTGCTGCTTCAAATGTAACTGGTCCAACAGGTTCACAAGGACCTACTGGCCCTACAGGACCAACTGGTGCAGCCTCAACTGTAACTGGACCAACTGGTGCTACAGGTTCAACAGGCCCTACTGGTGCTACTGGTGCATCTGGTGCTGCCTCTACCGTTACAGGCCCTACTGGTGCAACAGGTCCAACTGGAGCAACAGGTGCTAACTCAACTGTTACAGGCCCTACTGGTGCAACTGGTGCAACTGGACCAACAGGTGCTACAGGTGCTGCTGGTACATCTATTAACCTTAAGGGAACTGTTGCCACTGTTAATGACCTTCCTGCAAGTGGAAACACTACTGGTGATGCTTACTTAGTAACCGCTTCTGGAAACATTTATATTTGGTCAGGTTCAGTGTGGACAGATGGTGGACCATTCCGTGGTCCAACTGGTGCTACAGGACCTACTGGTGCAACAGGTTCTACTGGTGCTGCAAGCACAGTTACAGGACCTACAGGTGCTACTGGACCGACTGGTGCTACTGGACCAACAGGTTCACAAGGCCCAACAGGTGCACGTAACGGAACAACCTTTAAGATTACAAATAATGGTGCGGGAACACAATTCTTAGTTGAAGGTATTACAGGAGATACACCAACACTTGATGTTGTTCGTGGAGAAACCTACTACTTTGATTTAAGTTCTGTTCCAATCACAGATTCTTTTGTAATTCGTTTTAACTTAACAGATACTGCAAACCCAATTCCTGGAATGGTTGGAAACGTCATTTCTACGGGAGCCTATGCAGGTAGTACTCCTAATATTATTACCTACACAGTTCCTCTTGATGCTCCCGCAAACTTAATTTACCGAAGTGTTCAAGATGCAACTCAAGTTGGTGTAATTGCTATCTACGATAAGCGTGGCCCTACTGGTCCAACTGGTCCACAGGGTGTAACTGGTCCTACTGGTGCAGCATCAACAGTTGTTGGTCCTACAGGTCCTACAGGTCCAACTGGTCCAACTGGTCCTGTTGGTCAGTTCACCGCTTCAGCGAGTGCTCCTCCTATTGCAGAAGCAGAGCCAGGTGATGCTTGGTTTAACACTCAAAACGCAAAAACTTACGTATTCTTTAACGGTACGTGGACAGAAGTTGCTTCAGGAAACTCTGGTCCAACAGGTCCACAAGGACAGGCTGGTTCATTAGCACTATCTACTATGTGGTGGCTAGGAGCATGATGTTTACACAGTTAAATGCAAAATTAATTAGTAAAGTATGCAAGATGATTATAGAGAAGGATGGTCGTAACTAATGCCTGGTTTTCTTGGTGGTAGTAGTGGAGGAAGTACAAGTTCTTCTGGCACAGGTGGAGAGATAACTTTCCCATCACAGTTTATTGACCCAGTAACTAAACTCCGTGTTTCACAACCTGAAACACTGATTGATACTGACTTTGAATATGGTCTACAGCCTACTAAGTGGGAAACCGTTGAACTTATTAACAACACTCCATCGTTCTTCTCAAAGAGCGGTGATACAACTATCCCTAATATCGCATCAATTTTATCTACAGAGCAATCTCGAGAAATTAAAGTTATTACCTCTCTTGCTCATGGACTTGCAGTTGGTATTCCTATCAACGTTGCTGGAACAAAATCTCTTACAGCCAATGGTTCTTTCATTATTAACTCAGTTCCAACACCATCATCTTTTACTTATCTATGTAAGCAAAACCAAGCACAAACTGCTTCTATCGAAGATTTGTACACATCTGTTATTACAGGTGAATTTTTCCAGGGTTCTCAAATTAGAATTTCAGACTCTGAAGGTATTAAAACAGATGCAGGAACTATCTCAACTCTTACAGTTAAAACAGATAGCCCACACGGTTTTGGTTTAAATACTCCGTTCTATTTCCTTAACCTAAACTCATCTATTTCTCAAGAGTTCGACTCTTCAAATACAACTGGTAAGTCTTTCGATGCTTCTAACTCATCTACTGCACAAACATTTGATGGTTCAAACACTTTAAATTACCTTCCTATTAATGTCGATAACAAGGCAAGTACTGGAAATATTACAAGCAGTATTCTCTCTGTTGATACATCAGCAGACACAATTACCGTCTCACACCAGACTGGCGAAACATTTGTAAACGCTATTATTGGAACTCCTCTTTACTACAACGTAGTTGCGGGTTCAGGCTACTTCTTTACTAATCCGCGTGGAATTGTTTTTGTAAAATCAACTGGAACTCTCAGTGCTTCTACAGCAACATTCTCTGTAAGTGAGATTCCAAACGGAACCACTATTGACATTGTTAGTTCAATGACAGGAACTTTCCAACTAGCAAATCTTGCAAAGACCTTTGCTGGAAATAACCAGGGATTAGAAGCACCTATCACAGTTCAACTTGGAACTCCAAAGACTTTTGACGGTGCAAATACTGCTGGTGGTGGCGGAACCATTTCTGCCTTTAGCGGTTCTCTAGTCAGCATGCTCTCTGACTCAGGTATCTCAGACCTTGACTGGTATAACGGAACTATGGTTCAGTACACCACTACAGGAAATGCTGCTACAGGATTGACTGCAAATAACACTTACTTTATTGACACATTCTTCTTTAACAATACCCCAGGACAGTACTTCTTTACTCTAAAGAACTTACCAGGTTCAGCAGGAACTCCTATCACCTCTATGTCAGGTGGAACTGGAACTCAAAAGTTTAGACAAATTGGTGTTTCTGCAGACCTTGACATTGTTCACGTAAAGAGCAATGGCTTTGTTGATAAGCAGATGATTAAGTACGCCTACCCATCAAACGGTCGTTTTACTACCCCTGGCTCTGAAGCAAAAGACTTTTACTTCGTTACAAATAAGTATGATGACCATAACTTTAAGATGAACCACTTGTTGGCATCTGTTCTTCCTCTTACAGCCTCAATTACGGGAGAAGCGGTAACTAACAATATTGTTGCTGGTTCTCAACAGTCTATAACTGCTCAAGGATTTGTTGGAACAGTTTCTTACTCCATCTCTCCAGCATTGCCTTCAGGTTTATCAATGAGCACCTCTACAGGTTTAATTAGCGGAACTCCTACTGGTGCTTATGCTGCACAACACACAATTACAGCAACAGATACTTCTGGTGGTCAAGCATTCCAGGTCGTTCAGATTAACTTTACTGCTCCACCTCCACAAGGACAGTCAGCATTTACATCTCCTGGCTCATTTACATTTACAGTTCCTGCTCGCGTATCAACAATTTCAGCAATGGCTGTTGGTGGCGGTGGCGGTGGTTCTTACATTTGGTCATACGGTGCTGGTGGCGGTGGAGGAACTGCTTGGATTGCAGGCCTTCCTGTAACTCCAGGAGAAACATTTACCGTTGAAGTTGGCGGTGGCGGAAGCACTTGGTCTTACGAAGGTTCTCGCCCAGGTAATAACTCAGTATTACGACGCAACTCAAGCGCAACTAACCACATTATTGGTTATGGTTCAGGACAAGGTGGACCTAACTCTGCTGGTGGTGCCTCTGGTGGATACACATTCTCAGGTGGTTCATCTGGTGGTGGCGGTCGTGGTGGATACACTAACTGGAACTGGCCTTATGCTGGTGGCGGTGCTGGTGGTTACCAAGGTCATGGTGGAGATTACAACGGTGGTAAAGGTTACGGTGGTGGCGGTGGAGCGGGTGCTATGCACTCCTCATACTGGGGAACACCTGCTGGTGGCGGTGTAGGTATTAACGGACAGTTTAACGACGGTGAGTCTGTCTCTTACGGTCACGGTGGTCGCGGTGGTTCAGGTGGAACACAAGGTGGATTCGGTGAGCCTTACCACTACTACGGTCGTGGCGATATTAACGGCGGTATTTATGGTGGTGGAGCGGGTGGTTCTGGTTCTGCTTACTATGGTGGCGGAAATGGTGGAGGCGGTGCAGTTCGCATTATTTGGGGACCAAACCGTGCTTATCCACAAACCAATACTACCGACATGACAACAACAAGTTAAGGAGTGAGTAAATATGCCAATTAATATTACCGCAGCAGGTTTAACGGGAACTCATACCTTTACACCCACAAATATCAATACTGCTGACTACTACCTCTACTACCCAACAGATGGCACTGGTCAACCTACTGTCCCTGCAGCACTACGTGATGGTTCTGCCTTTATTTACAACACTGGTCTAGGAACAATCAATGGTCTTAGTGATAGTTCTCTTTACTACATTAAGCGTGTTGGAACTGCTCAAGTATTCTTTAGCACAACTGCTGGTGGTACTGATGTAACCCTAACAACTCCTACTGCGGGAACTGCGTTTTTTAACGCTCCTTACGTATACCAAAATAAACTTTCTATTGAAGCAACTCTTTCAGATAACCAAGCAGTCCGCTATGTAACAGATGGCACTGCAATTGGCGGTCTTACAAAAAATAGCGTTTACTTTATTAAAACCTCAAACACAGGTTTTGGTACAGCAAATGCTCTCTACTCATTCTCATCCTTTACATTTACAACTGCTGGAACTACTGGAAACGTAGGACCAGCAATCTCTACTATTAAGGCACACTCTAGTTACAGTGGTGCTACTTGGAGAACAGATTACCTACAAGCAGGTGACTTCCAAGGCTATCAAGACTGGACAGTTCCAACCTCTGGTACATACACATTTAACGTTCGCGGTGCTTCAGGACTTAACGGTTCTGGTTCTGGTGCTGCTGGTCGTGGTGCGATTGTGCAAGGAAGAGTATTCCTGCAAAAGGGTGAAGTTATTACTATTGTAGTTGGACAACGCGGAACTGCTGCTCGTTCTGGTTCAATTTATGGCGGTTCAGGTGGCGGTACTTGGGTTGTTCGTAAATCAGGAAACGTTCCTCTTTTTGTGGCGGGAGGTGGTTCTGCAGATGCGGATACTACTAACGGTCGAGATGGTTCCCTTACAACTGCTGGCGGTTCTTCTTCTGCTGGTGGTGACGGTGGCTCAAATGGTAACGGCTCAGTTGCAACTGGAGGTAACTCTGGTGGCGGTGGCGGTTTCTCTACAGATGGTTCTAACGCAACTACAGGAATTAGAGGCGGTGGCTCTTTTGCTACAGGTTTAACAGTTGCTTCTCTTGGCGGAACAGTTGGTGGATTTGGCGGATTTGGTGGCGGTGCATCTTCTGACGGAGATACAACTGGTCAATCTGGTGGTGCTGGTGGCTACTCTGGTGGTGCTGGTGCTCGCTCTAATGCTGCACGAGTTGCAGGTGGTGGCGGTGGTTCATTCATCGTAACTTCAGCAACAAACGTTGCAACCTCAACTGGTTCTTTCAACGGCTCAACATCTTGGGGAACAGAAACAATTACAAACCTCAATGCGTGGACTACTGATGCTGATGGTCAAGTAACAGTAACTCTCGTTGCTGCTGCTGCTGCAACAGTTACTTTGCACCCAACTGCAGTTGATGCAAATGACGGAACAAACGCAATTACTTTAACTGCTGGGGGAAGCAAGTATCACGCTTTAGTTCCACTACAGGTAGATTTAACAAGTAATACTTTTTACTCTCCATCTTTGCATGGGTTGAGTAACGGTGAAGCAGTTAAGTTTGTTACCAATGGAACTTCTCCTGGTGGCATCACTGCAAATACAGCAACCTACTATGTCAATAAGGTTGACAACTATTCTTATAAACTAAGTACAACTCCGTCTCCATCATTTACTGATGTTGATGTGACAAGCCCTGGTGCTGCAAGTATTGAGCGTTTTGACAAAATTATCGTCAATATTGCAACCAATACGATTACTATTAACAACCACGGTTTCTTGGCTAATCAGCCTGTTAAGTATGCAGTCAACGGTGGAACTGTAATTGCTCCTCTTGTTGATGGTGCTACTTACTACGTAAAGACAGTAGTAGATGCAAACCGCATTATCCTAAGCCAGTCTTTAAATGGCCCAGATTTAGATTTAACATCTGCTGGTACTGGAACTGGACATTCATTTATCTTCGTTACAGTTAACGTTGAAGAAGACAGCCTTTACATTCCACAGCACGACCTGTCAACTGGTCAAAGAGTTGTTTACTCAAGTGGTGCAGGAACGGTAATTGGCGGACTTACAAATGGTTCTTCATACTTCGTATTTAGAGTAGATGCCAACATTATAAAGTTGTCTACTGTTAAAACAGGAGCAGCGATTGTTAACCTAACAGGTCTAGGTACAGGAACTCACACCCTGACTGTTAACTCAGTTGATTTGACTACTGAGACAATCACAATTCCAAACCACGGATTTACTACAGGTGAACTTGTATCTTACGATACAGCAGGACAAGCACCTCTAACAGGACTTGTCTCTGGTTCTCCTTACTACATTATTGCTCCTAACGGTGATGAAATTAAGTTGGCAACAACTTATGACAATGCTGTTAATGGTTCAGCCATTAACCTAACAGGTGTTGGAGTTGGAAAGCACAGACTTTACTCACTCATCCGTACACCAGATGGTATCTACACAGTAGATGCACTTCCATCTACAACAACCTTTACTGTTAAAGCAAATGGTCTTGTACCACTTATCGTTAAAGAGTTTGTTCCTCGTTCTACTGTAGATACACAACAGAACGTATTTAAAGTTTTAGGTCACGGTTTCATTACTGGAACCAAAGTTGCCTATAGTTCAGGTGGAGGTTCATCAATTGGTGGCCTTACTTCAGGAACTGACTATTATGTAATTAACGTAAACAAGGATTACATCAAGGTCGCTTCTTCTGCAGATAACGCCATTTCAGGTACTCCAATTTCTATTACTGACTTTGGTTCTGGTAACGGTCACCACTTTACATCTGCCCAGATTAACGGACAGATTGTCGGTGCAGGTACAGTTACTACTGAATCAGGCTCCGTATTGGTAGCAGGTTCTGGAACAGCCTTTGCTAAAATTCTAAAGGTAGGCGATAAGTTCCGCGTATTCCCATCCAATACAAACAAGTCCAACACCTTTGCAAGTGCTGCATTTAACGCAGCAACTAACGTTATTACAATTACTTCCCATGGTTACTTAACTGGTGACGTTGTTACCTACACTGCAGGCGCAGGTGGTGTTGCACCAACTGGTCTTGTTACAACATATAACTACTATGTTCGTCGTATTGATGCCTCAAGCATTACTCTACATAACACACTAACTGATGCAAACAACAACACAAACCAGGTCGACTTTACAAACCAAGGAACTGGTTCTAATCACAACCTAATTAACGTAGTTCCAAGAACTCCGATTATTAGAACAATTACTGCTATTGGTTCTGACACTCAGATTACAATTGACAGACCTTATAGCGAGGCTTACACAGGCGTTTCTTACGCTTACCCAACATTTATCTATGTTCGTCCTGAAGGTTATTCTCTACACAGACCATTCGATGGTGGTGTGGAAATGTCCACAGGTGTGGGAACATCCTTCTCTCAGATTGTTCGTCAGACTCGTAAGTACTTCCGTTACCAGTCAGGTAAGGGTATTCAGGTATCGTTTGCTATTAACTTTAAGCCATCGATTGACCTTGAAACACTTACTAAGATTAGTGCGACAACTATCCAAGGTAAGACTCGTCGTCCACACGGCTTGTTAAATGGTCTTACAGTTGCAATTAAGGATGCTTTAAAGCCAGATGGCACAACAAGCACCGTTTACAACGGTCTGTTCCAAATCTCCGTATTAGACCCTTACAACTTTACTTACATATCTCCTGCAGCAATTCCTGCGGGTCAAGAAAAGTCTTACGGCTTTGCACACCTATACGTAAACGCATGGCAAAACGGTGCTGTTCGCTCAGGTATGTTCGACTTCCAGAACGGTATGTTCTTTGAGTTTGACGGTCAGAAGATTTACGCAGTTCGTCGTTCTTCTACCCAACAGATTGCTGGAGTTGCTGCAGCACAACAAGGTTCTGAACTAGTATTCGGAACTGGAACAGCCTTTACTTCTCAACTAGCAGCAGGTGACTTCATTGTTATGCGTGGTCAAACCTATAAGGTTGCTAACGTTGCAAGTGATACTCAAATCACGATTAAGCCTGAGTACAAGGGTTCATCAGGACCTATCAAAGAGTTTAACCCTCAAACAGTTGTTAACGCTACTGCTGACACCTTCACTATCCTAGGTCACGGCTTTGTTGAAAACCTTGCCGTTAACTACGACTCTATTGATGGAACGCCAATTGGTGGAATGATTAACGGACGTACTTACTACGTTAAGGTTGTAGATAACAACACCTTTAAGTTAATGGGTACACCAAACTCTGTTTCAACGGTAGCACTTTCTGATACTGGTGCAGGAACTCTGCACTCATTCCAGCCTTCAAAAGCAGGTATTATTATTACTAAGACTATCGATACAAGAGTCGCACAAGAGTCTTGGAATATCGATGTCTGCGATGGAACTGGTCCAACAGGATATGTTCTTGACCTATCCAAGATTCAAATGGCTTACATTGACTACTCTTGGTACGGTGCAGGAAAGATTCGTTTTGGATTCAAGGATGCATCTGGAATAGTCAAGTATGTTCACGAATTTAAGCACAACAACGTGCTGTATGAGTCATACCTACGTTCAGGTAACTTGCCTGCACGTTATGAAGTAACCACACTATCTAACCCAACGTATATCCCTTACCTATTCCACTGGGGTACTTCGGTTATCATGGATGGTCGCTTTGATGATGACAAGGCATACCTCTTTACAGGAACTAGCCAGACACTGCAGATTCTTGGTACTACAGCCAAGTCATTTGGTTCAAAGGCTATCAACGTAGCGAATAACCGCGTTAACATCCCAACACACGGTTTCACTAGCGGAGATGCTGTGACATTCCAGGGCTTTACCTCAGCAGGTCTTGCTGGTGTAGTAAGTCAGAACCCAGGAACTACAAGTACTGCAGGACATCCATTTACTAATATGCAGAATCAACGGACCTACTATGTTTGCCGTCAAGATGCTGACAACATTACCTTCCATAATACTCAGGCAGATGCGACTGCATCTACAGGTACTGCACCAAATATTGTTCTTGGTGCAAATACTCTTGACCTTACTACTGCAGGTAACACTCAGTACACATTCTTTATCTACCCACTAGGTGCTGCAAATAACACCTCTGGTATTAACTACCAGCCACTTCTATCAATTCGCCTCTCTCCTTCAGTATCTGAAGGTTTGACAGGTAAGTTGGGTGACCGTGACGTTATCAACCGCATGCAGTTGACTATGAGTGAAATTGGTATTCAAACAACTCAGTTGGTGGACGTTAAGTTGCTTCTCAATGGACGTTTGAACAACTTGAACTTCCAAGGAGTGCCACAGCCTTCTCTAACTCAGACAATTCAGCACACATCAAATGACACTATCTCTGGCGGAGTTCAGGTTTATAACTTCCGTGCATCAGGTGGTTCTGCTGGTGGTGAGAACTCAACTACAGTTAATATTAGTGAGTTGTTCGAACTTTCAAACTCTATTCTAGGAGGAGACTCCGTGTACCCAGATGGTCCAGACATTCTAACGATTGCTGTGGCTCGTCTAACAGGTAGCACCACTCTAACTTCTGCTAAATTATCTTGGCGAGAAGCACAAGCCTAAAAAGGAGCACAAATGGCAATTATCAGACTGGGGGTTGTTAACCCTTCTGCAAACGTGGCGACTATTGCTGCAACGGTGGCTAACGCCCACCTTGTTTCTGTGATTATTGCTAATAAAACTACGTCTTCTTCACCCGTAATGAAGGCAAACGTTTGGGTTGCTCCACAAGGTGCTGCTACTGCGTCTGAATATGCTTATGTCTGTGCTAACTTAATTGTTGGTTCAGGACAATCTTTTGAGACGTTTCGTTTTGCCCTAAATCCTAACGACGTGCTTTATGTCCAAACCAACATTGATGAGGCTTCATTCTCTGTTTACGGATTACTGCAGTCAGAAGATGTGGGTCCTGGAGATGCCTACCAAACGTTTAGAAATAAAACAATTCGCGGTAACGCAAATACTCTTTACGTAGACAAGGGCACAACTGCTCAACGTGATAACACTACAGAAGTCGGATATATTCGGTTTAACACAGATTTAAATAACTCTGAAGGAGCACTAGAAGTGAAGACAACTACTGGTTGGAAAACAGTAAGGTGGGTTGATTAAGAATGGCTGTTAAAAGACTTGCACTAGCAAACCCTGCTGCCAGCACAGACACATCACTTTATACCGCTAATGGCTCTTATGTTGTCTCTGTAATCATTGCTAATAAAGGCGTTATAGATAGTAAAGCCTCTATTTATCATGCTGTAAGTGGTGGACTTATTACTACAAGCACTACAGCAACTATTGTTAAAAACTTAACTATTGCTCAAGGCCAATCTTTTGAAACCTTTAGATTTGCAATGAACAACAACGATGTCATTTGGGTAAACTCTGACACACCAAATCTTTCTTTCATGCTTACAGGTGTTTATGACACCACAGCGTCTACCTTTGTTTCTTATAAAACTACTGCTCCAGATACTCCTTCTATTGGAGACATTTGGATTAAGTCACCAAGTAACGCAGTTTCATTTTGGAACGGTTCTGCTTGGATTGACTCTATAACTTCAGGTCCAACAGGAGCCACAGGTGCTGCTGGTAGTTCAGGGGTAAACGGTGCTACTGGAGCCACGGGTCCTACTGGAGCCACTGGTCCTTCTGGTGGTCCAACTGGTCCGACAGGACCTACAGGTCCAACTGGTCCTACTGGTCCTACAGGTCCTACAGGACAAGCAGGTTCTGCTTCTGCAACAGGAGCCACAGGTCCTACTGGTCCTACAGGTGCTACTGGTCCAACAGGACAAGAAGGTTCTGCTTCTGCAACAGGAGCAACTGGTCCTACGGGTCCAACTGGTGCTACTGGTGCAACAGGAGCAACTGGTGCTAACTCAACTGTGACTGGTCCTACAGGTCCAACTGGTCCTTCTGGTGGTCCTACTGGTCCAACAGGAGCAACTGGTGCTACAGGTGTAACTGGTCCGACAGGTCAACAAGGTATTCAAGGTGCAGTTGGAAACATAGGTTCAACTGGACCAACTGGTGCGACAGGTGCGACAGGTCCAACTGGAGCAACAGGAGCCACTGGTGCTAACTCAACAGTTACAGGTCCTACTGGTGCGACAGGTCCAACAGGTCCTTCTGGTGGTCCCACAGGTCCTACTGGTGCGACTGGAACAACAGGTCCAACTGGAGCAACAGGAGCCACTGGTCCAACAGGTGCTAACTCAACTGGTCCGACAGGTCCAACTGGAGCAACAGGTGCTAACTCAACAGTTACAGGTCCTACTGGTGCGACAGGTCCAACTGGAGCCACAGGTCTTTCTGTTATTGAGAACTACCAAGTAACTAACTCTGGTTCTGGTTCTTACACTATTGCTGGCTTTGCTAACCCAACCCTAACCTTGGTTAGAGGACAAACATACTTCTTTACAATTAACGCATTAGGCCACCCCTTCTATATTAAGACAACCAAAACCACTACTAGTGCTAACGCCTACAATACTGGCGTAACAAATAATGGAGAGGACGTAGGAGGTATTACATTTACCGTACCTGCTGGTGCTCCAAATACCCTGTATTATGTATGTGAATACCACTCAACCATGCAAGGTGATTTAAATATAGTCGGATAATCTAGTAAAACGGAGCATAAATGACGGACTACCCAAACTGGTTTAAAGCAGGTGGAGCAGAAGCAAACTTTGAAAAGTTTCTTTTGCCCCTTGCTGAAAAAAACCTTAACTGTTTACAAATAGGTGCATACACAGGTGATGCTACTCAATGGTTATTCGCTAACGCCTTTAAAAATGTTAACTCAACTTTAACTGATGTTGACACCTGGGAAGGTTCAGAAGAGCCAGCCCACGCAGAGATGAACTGGCATAGCGTAGAAGAGACCTATGACTTAAGAACTCTTTGGTTTCAAAATGAAGAACGTCTTTATAAACGCAAAATGACTAGTGATGAGTTCTTTAGCAGGAACGTATCTTCTTTTGACTTCATTTACATTGACGGCGACCACAGGGCCATGTCAGTGCTCAAAGATAGTATGAACGCTCTGCTCTGTTTAAAACCTAACGGTATTTTGGCTTTTGATGACTACATGTGGTCTCTTGGTAAAGAACCTTTCTATGACCCTAAACCTGCAATTGACGCAATTCTTTCTTGCGTACCTGCTCATGAATTCACAGTGCTAGAAAAAGGGTTACAGGTATGGCTACAAAAAAACTAAAAATCGCTGTTTATGCAATTGCGTTAAATGAGGAACAGTTTGTAGAGCGTTGGTATGAGGCTGCTAAAGAAGCAGACTTCCTTCTCATTGCAGATACTGGTTCAACAGATAAGACAATTAAAAAAGCCAAAGCATTGGGAATTAACGTTGTTCAAATTGCTATTGTTCCTTGGAGATTTGATGATGCACGAAATGCAGCAGTTGCTGCAATCCCTAAAGACATGGACTATTGCATCGCATTAGATATGGACGAAATTTTTGTTGCGGGATGGCGTGAAGAGTTAGAGAAAGTTCCTGAAGGAATTACTCGTCCCCGTTATAAATACACATGGTCTTGGAATGCAGATGGTTCTGAAGGTTTAACTTACAGTGGAGATAAGATTCATTCACGTAAGGGATACAGGTGGACACACCCTGTGCATGAGGTTATGCGAAATTACGGGATAGAAGAGACTCAATCATGGACAGATTTACAGATACATCACTACCCAGACAATACTAAATCTAGAAGTCAGTACTTCCCCTTGTTAGAAATGGCTGTAGCAGAAAGTCCAAACGATGATAGAAATGCTCACTACTTAGGTAGAGAGTATTACTTCAATGGAATGTGCGACAAAGCAAAGGCAGAGTTGCAACGACATCTTTCGTTGCCAAATGCTGTTTGGAAACCAGAACGTGCTGCATCAATGCGTTACATTGCTCGTTGTTCTGAAGGTGCTGAAAAAGAAGAATGGCTAATGAAAGCACAAGAGGAATACCCTGAATCTAGAGAAGCCTTAGTTGAACTATCTGAGTATTACTACAGCATCAGTGATTGGCATGCTTGCCTTCGAATGGCAAAGAGAGCACTAGACATCAAACAACGACCACTTGAATACTTAACAGACCCTAAAGCATGGGGTTACACACCATACGATATGGCAGCAATTTCTTCTTATCACTTAGGTTTTAAAGAGGATGCCCTGACATTTGGACAAGAAGCACTTAACATAGAACCTAATGATGAACGTCTAAAACGTAATTTAGAGTTCTATTCTGCTTAGGAGAGTTCATGCGGGGAAGTAGATTACAGGGTCGCTTTGACCTTGAGTATGAACAAAAGCGGATGTATGAAAGCATCAAAGAAGATTTACAACACCCTGTTGGTGTTGAAGTTGATTGGTTCCGTTGGAACAACGATTGGTATGAAGAAAACGTTGCCACTGTAAGAGACCCTCTTTACGACGTTTCAAACTCAGGTTATGTAGGAACAGGTAACGTTGGAGGTCGACGTTGGATTCCTCCGTTTAGTCTTCCTGCTATTACTGCTCAAATTATTCGCGGTAGCAATGACCTTAATGAGCGAGGCTTTTACGTAGTCGACACTTTAAGACTAGTTCTTAACGTAGGCGATGTTGAAAAACTTTTACCTAACCTATTAGAAGACCCATCAGCACATTTAAAAGACAGAGTTGTTTATCGTAAGAATGTCTTTAGCCCATCCCGAATTAACCCTAGAGGACATTTTGGCTATAATTGGGCTGTAGTTACTGTTGACTTAACAGAAGTTAACTCAGAAGAGTTAGTAAATGACCCTCAATTCCAGCATTTGGCACTAAAAGGTCAGCGAGAAATGATACCTTACGAAGAGTTGTATTACGGATTTAATGGATATGGAGAAGGAAAATATGGTAACTAACGAAGAGCGTGAAGTTTTAGAAGCACAAAAGATTGTTCTCGAAACCGACATTGCTGATTCTCAGTCTTGGCGAGGTGCTCGTGAGTTAGCAGCAATGGGCGATGCTCTTGCAAAACTAACAACGAAATTAGATAGCGAGTAACACTTGGCTCTCAATCTTCCTCAGCGTGGAGATAACAACTGGGATACTCCACTCAATGCTGCCCTTAATACTTTAGATGCTCGCGTCCAACTTCTAAACCTTGTTGCTGGTGTTAGCGTAGTTGCTGTTCCAGCATTACCAACTTCTGCGGGTTCAATAGGACAAATCGCTGTTAACTCAACATACCTTTATGTATGTGTAGGCACTAACACTTGGGTGCGTGTAGCAAGAACCGCTTGGTAATGGCAGAGAAAAAGAAGCCTGTTAAACCAGAAAAGCCAGTAACTATTGCTATTGGAGTTCCTGGTCGTAAGGCTCATATCTCACATAAGGTCACCAAAAATAAAAAGGGTGAAGTTGTAGTAGAGCACACAAACTCAAAGCAGGGTAAATACGATAAGATTAACCTTACTCAGAAAAGCCAAGGCTCAATAAAGTCTGTGGCTCAAGGAGTCAAAGGCGTAAAAGAGTGGCACAAGAAAAATCCACACACGAGTAGGAGTAAGTAATGGCGACTAAAGTTGCTGCAGACCCTTGTTGGAAGGGCTATGTTCAAGTAGGTATGAAGACCAAAGGCGGAAAAAAAGTGCCAAACTGTGTTCCTGAAGGTTCAGGAAAGAAAAAAGTAGCAGCCCCCAAGAAAGGCAAAAAATGAATTTAGAACTAGAGTTAGAACTAGTTGTGCAGGGATTAGTTAATTTTCCTGAGAATGAGCACAACGCTGCAGCACTAGCAGAGTTACGCCCTCTTGCTGCAAAGATAACAATTTTAAAAGACCAGGTAAAAGATAATGCTCTTTCTAAAGAACAAATCATTGCTTCTTTAGGGAGCCTAAAGGCTGAGTTAGATGCTCATGAATCTATCCTACCTTTCGTTAAAATTGCTGCTGAAGACCTCCTTCGGTTTGCTACTACATTAGAAAGCGAGTAATAGTATGTGTGCTGTATGCGGATGCATGAAGAAAAAAGGTCAGGCTGGATTTGGTAAGGGTAAGGCTAAGGCTACTGCTAAAGCCTGTACTTGCGGTACATGCAAGTCATGTAAAGCAAAAAAGAAGAAGTAACCCCATGGCTAAAGAACTCTCACCTAAGCAAAAGCAAATTGCTAAAGTTGCTGGTAACCCCAACAAAATTGAAGGCAAAGACTTCCAAGCGTTAAAGTCTATGAAAAAAGGCTCTGGCGTAAAGGGTAAGACTCAGAAGCAATTACCTCGTAAAAAGGGTATGTAATCCTTAAAAGAATTAAAGTTTAAGCCCCCGACTGGGGGCTTTTTCTTTATCCTTGTGTTAGTAAGAACCATGCGGGTCTTGCTGTTTTACTTGCTGATTTAACTGCTGCTTTAAGGGGATTTCTATGTCTACACCATGGTACGAACAGGTTGCTGAGATGCAGTCTGCCAGTGAGCGTGATGAGTTCGTAAAAGGTATGTATGGTTTTAAACCGCATAATCAGCATAATTTTGTAATTGGTCTTTTGGCTGGGTATGTCGGAACTAAACTCCTTTTCAACTCAAAGAAGTCACGCCGTGAGACAAATAAATAAACTCAAGCCAGCATTTTTAAAAGCAGCCCGTCAAACCGCTCAGTACATGACGCTTGAATTGCGTAATGAAACACGAGCCAGTGGTTGGAACCCTGATGTTACTGAGGCTATTAAAGTCTCATATTCCAACAACCACCTAAGTATTAACATCCCTGCAAAATATAAGCCCTTGGCAGATAACTGGGAGTTTGGAACTCCTAACCGTCAACCAACTGGTGCTATTCGTCGTTTCTCTAATCGACCAGAAGAAGCAGAGAAGTTTCTTTTAAAAAGCGTTAAGACTTCTTTAAGGGGTGTGCTATGACATTAGGTCCTTTATTTTTAGAAGAAGATAACATGCTCAAAGAGAAACTCAAGGGCATTCTTGTAACTGACCAACGAGCAAACAACGAACAAATTGGTCGTCCCGTGCAGGTGTGGTTTGGTCAACCTGACGTTGAACTTAGAGACCAGACTTATCCATTTATTACTATTGATTTAATTGACATCTTAGAAGACCGTGCTCGCTCACACAGAGGCAAGGTTAATAAAACTACTGCTCCGTATTTAGAGCCTGCAAATTTTCCTAGTAACAAGGCTTGGGAAATTGATTACCCAATTCCAGTAAACCTTGATTACCAGGTAACGACGTATTCACGTCAACCTCGACATGATAGACAGATTCTTGCTGAACTGCTCTACTCAAGATTAAAGTTTCGTAATGCGACTTTAATCGGTAATGACGATACCGTCCGTCGTCTTGATGTTCTCGATGTCTCAAAGCGAGATGTTGTAGAACAGGCTAAACGCCTGTTTGTAAATGCAATTACTGTGCGTGTTTCAAGTGAAATTCCGCAGGATATGTATGAAGAGTTCTATAAGGTACAAAAAGTTAAAGTCATTGGTTCTGAACCTGCTCCAAGGCGGGTAACTATCGGAGTCAACTACGAACAAACATCTCGCTAATACTCGGACCCTCTACCAACAACCTAGATAGGAGAAATCATGGCAGTTTATAAAAGACCAGGAATTTACATCAGTGAAGTCCTGCTCCCTGCTCCAATCACTAACTCCATAACAGCACAGGCTGCTGGTATGGTCGCTGCACCATTTGCCCAAGGACCAACAGAGGTAACTCTAGTTAATTCTTGGTACGATTTTACAAGACAATTTGGTGGGTACAACTCACTATTCCCAGCAACATTTTCTGTTTCCCTCTTTTTCCAAAATGGTGGAAGAGAACTTTACGTTAAAAGAATCATCGGTCAATCAGCAGTTGCTGCAACTGGTGTAGTTCCACGTTCCTCTGGTGCTGGAACTGTACTTACCCTAACCGCTAAAAATAAAGGAACTGACGGAAATAACTACCGTGTTCAAATTTCTGGTGGTTCAGTACCCTCTACGTTCACAGTTGCAATCTATAAAGAAGGTATTATTGGAACATCTACATCAGTTACTGATGATGTTTTAGTAGAACAGTATGAAAACCTTGATTTTGCAACTGCAACATCCAACAGTTATGCATCAACAGTAATTAACTCTGTTTCACAACTATTTACTGCTGTAGTAAATGATAACGTTAACGCACCTTCAACTGCTGTTGTTCCATTTACAGGTGGAAGCAATGGAAACGCTGTTGTTACTACTGACTATGAAGGCTCTACAACTGGTGTTCCTGGAGCACTAGACTTAATTGACAGACCTCTAGTAGTCTGGTTACCAGGGATATATGAACTGTTTTCAGAAAGTGCTGCTACAACATTGGCTGCTAACATTTCAGCCTACATTGTTCTTTCTAAGAAAGACTTCTTTATTGGAGAAGTAAAATCAGGTATAACTGTTGCACAAGCACTTACTACTGCTGATTCACTTGGCGGAGCAGGTACTTATGGCGCAGTTTATTATCCTTCACTTCTAATAGCAGACCCTCTTGGCGTAGCATCAGGTGCTACACGTAAGGTAGGTCCTGCAGGAGCAGTTGCTGGTTTGTACTTAAGAACTGATGCAACTGTTGGTCCATTTAAAGCACCTGCTGGTTTAGCAGCAAATGTTGCTGGAGTGGTTGCTACAGATAAGTCATTTACTGCTTCAGAACTTGACTCGTTAAACGCTGCTTCTTTTCCTGTAAATCCAATTCGTCAAGTTCCAGGTGCAGGTATATCCGTAATGGGTGCTCGTACTTTGAAGCAAGACGGAACAGCAAACAAGTATGTAAATATGCGTCGTTCTCTTATTTACATCCGCAAGAGTTTGCAAAACCTAACAGAGTTTGCGTTATTCGAAAATAACAATGAGCAGTTGTGGGGTCGTATTAATACAACCCTTAACACCTTCTTAAATGAATACCGCAATCAAGGAGGATTACGTGGAAATACTCCTGCAGACGCGTACTTTATTAAGTGCGATGCTGAAAACAATACTGCAGCCTCTATCGCTAGTGGCGAAGTTCGCATCGAAGTTGGTGTGGCCTTGCAGTACCCTGCGGAATTCGTGGTTATTAACCTTAGCCAGAAGACCTTAAACTAAGAAAAGGAGCCTAACTAAAAATGGCATTTGTAGATAAAAACAGGTCTAGTCTTGCGACTGACCCAATCAGAAACTTTAGGTTTTTGGTGAATTTTTCCCCATTGAACGGAAACGACACTAACCTGTCGGATTTAACAAAAGCAACTATGGGCTTTACTTCAGTTTCAGGAATGGCTGTAACCACAGACTCTATTCCTTATCGTGAAGGTGGCTACAATACGACTGTTCACCAGATTCCTGGTCAAACCTCTTTCCAACCGCTTACTCTGCAAAGAGGCGTACTAATTGGAAATAAGTCAGGCTGGAACTGGATGAAGAACATGTTCTACACAGTTCAAAATGGTGGAAGCAGAACTATCAATCAGAACTTCCGTTGTGATATTGAAGTTTCTGTTCTCCCACATCCAATACCTGGAAGCACTGCTTCTGATGATATTGTTGAAGATGTTGCGATGCGCTTTAAGTTCTACAACTGCTGGCCTACAGCACTTGCTTACTCAGACCTTAACGCTGGCGATAATTCTCTCCTAGTTGAGCAAATGACAATGGTGCACGAAGGATTCGATACATCGTTTTCTTCATTTGATTCTGCTAATAAGTTTGTTTCTGCAGGTCCAGTCGATACACCACCAACAGCGTAACTAACTAACTAAAGGAAAATAATATGACTACTCAAACCGTAAAAGCATCCGAAAATCCAGACCTTGTTAACCAACTGGTTTCACAAGCAATGGCTGAACCTGAAAAAGAAAAACAACCCGTTGTAGTTACACCTCCTTCTGATGTTCACGTTACTCTCCCTGGCGGATTTACAAATGCTGCTGGGGAGAGCGTGACAACAGTTGAAGTTCGTGAATTAACTGGGAAAGATGAAGAAGCAATTGCAAGAGCACAGAATCTTGGAAAGGCTCTATTACAAGTACTAAGTCGTGGAACCGTTAAAATTGGAAAAGAAGTTGCTACTGAAGAAGCACTAGATGCTATGTTGGCTGGTGACAGAGATGCCATCATGTTAGGTATTTATAAGGCAACTTTTGGTAACACCCCAGAACTGCAAGGTTTTTGTGGCGGATGTAATACTTTTAAGCCCGTTACAGTTAACATCAATGAAGACATCAAAGTAAAGACTCTAGTAGATGAGCCTACTTTTATTGTTAATGCAAAGTGTGGAGAAGTAATTGCAACACTTCCTACGGGATATTGTCAAAAAGAACTAGTGAATAACTCAGATAAAAGTATGTCTGAATTAACCACGATTCTTCTTGAAAATTGCGTCCTTAAAATTAATAACAAACCCATTCTAAGTAAAACTCAGATTCAAAACTTAGGAATTAGTGATAGACGGTTAATCGGTGAAGCAATTAACAAAAACGCAATTGGACCAGTTTTTGAAGAAATCTCAGTTACTTGTCCTGACTGCGAAAGTGAGGTAAAAACTCCTATTAATTTAGGGATTTTGTTTCGCTTTTAAAGTATCACATTACCCGACTTTGATGGCTGAATGGTTAGCATTGTCGGAAAGGCATCGGGGTTGGACTCTTACTGAGATAAAAGAACTTTCAGTAAGAGAGAGAAAAAATTGGTTAGCACTTGCTAAAGAAGGTTACTAAGGAGTTGACGTGGCAGAATTAAATGATTCGTTAAAACAAACCGACGAATTGTTATCCAGCATTGTCAAAAGCCTGACTTCTGCTGAGCAAATTACCAAACGCCTTGAAGGTTCCATGGGCGGAGTTGCTGGAAAAGCAAAGTCTGCCAAAGGTGGTGGTGACCGTCATATTGGTTCTGGTGCAGGTAGCCAAATGCCCCACATGGAAAAGGCAACTTTTAGTGGGCAAGAAAAAGCAGATAGCACAGCAGAAATTGCTATGCGAGAGGGCATGGAGGCTACTCGCTTTGGCTTAACACCTACTCGTGGAGCAAGAGCACTAGGAGTTGCACAAGGAGTTGCTCAAGCAACCTTTGGTATGGCTGCTGGAGTAATGGCTGCTGTTCCTGGTGTTGCCGAAGTTGGAGCAAGTGCTGCTAACTATTACGGAGCATCTATCCGTTCTGGTATGAGTCGTACTGCGGTAATGAACGCAACTTTTGGTGGTTTAGCAGGTGGTGTTACAAGCACACTTGCACCTTCTAACATTGCTGGTATCGCTGCATCACGAGGCATTATGCCAGGAAGTGCTCAATACAATGCTTTAGTTGGTGACGTTGGTGGTGCTGCACGTTACATGAACATGGCAAACGAAAATGCTATGGTTGCAATGTCTGGATTTACTCAAGGAGACTTTTCTTCTCGTTTATACAACATTGGTATCAGTACTTTTGACCAAAAAACAGGTAAGGCTAGAGGCCAAGATGAAATTTTTGGTCAGATTTACAGTCGTTTAACTCAAGGTCAAGGCAAGATGAGTTTAGAAGATACTATGAATAGTTTTCAAGCAGGTATCTTTGGAAAAACTGCAACTGACCTTGGAATGACAGAAGACCAAAGACAACTATTTATGCAGTACTCCGTTGATAGAGTGCAGGGAAAACAAACTGACCTATCAAAACTCGGTTATGGACAAAACCCAAACGTAGATAAAATGCGTATCACCACATCCGACACATCTGTTTTAAACACTTATACCGAACCTGTATTAGCAGGGTTTAAGTCAGCAGCAGATTTAATTGTTAACACTGTTAACCCCGCTTTAGAAGATATGGCTAGTGTTGCAGGAAGAGCCTCTGGATTTTTAGGCGGTATGGGTGAATCACGTGCAGGTGGTGGACTTGGTATTGCTATAGGTGGACTTATATCCGCTATTGGCACACTTATTGGTGTTTTGGGTGGTGGCATGATGGTAAAGGGTATGCTGAGTGCTGCAGGTGGTACTGCTGCTGCAGGAGGTGCTGCTGCTGTTGCTGGAGGTATTACTGCTGCAGGTGCTGCTGCAACTGTTGGGCTTTCTGCTGCAGGTGGTTACTTAACAGGTAAGGGCGGAAAAGCATTAGGCAACGCTTTAGGCGTAAACCAAAATGTTACTCGTGCTGGTTCTACGGCTGCTGCTGCAGGTATTGGAGCAGCAATTGGAACAGCCATTTTCCCAGGTGTTGGAACAGTAATTGGTACTGGTATCGGTGCAATTGCTGGTTACTTTGGTTCTGGTGGAGGTTCTCCAGGTTACGGAGCATCTTTTGGAGGAAGTGGAACTGGAAATGCAAATCCTGCATCTCCAATTACTAATGGCGGTGTAGGAACTCCTTACGGTGCATCAGGAAGTCTTTGGTCTGGCGGAACTCACACAGGTCAAGATTATCCATGTCCTATAGGTACTCCTGTCTATGCTTCTTTAGACGGAATAATTATTAATACAAATCCTGGTTCTGATTACGGTAAGACCGTAGAAATTGACCACGGTAACGGTTACCAAACTTTGTACGGACACTTATCTGAAGTAGTTGTTTCTGTTGGTGCTGCTGTTACTAAAGGGCAGTTAATTGCAAAAAGTGGTGACACTGGAAAAGTCACAGGACCACACTTGCACTATGAAGTACGTAAAGGAAAAAATAACCCAGTTAACCCAGATGAACTATCAAAGGCGGGTGCTGGCGGTTTAGGTAGCATTTTAGGTGCTGGTACTAGTGGTGGTATTTCAGGTATTCAAACACAAGAGTATGACTTAAAGCAGTATGGTTCTAAGTCATTACTTGAGTTAGCATCAAGTGCGGGAATTAATGCTTTGAGCGGTGGGGCTTCTGGCTCTACAAACGGAAGCACAACCAGTAACCGAGGTCAAGGAAGTTACGACCCAATGCCAGATGAAAGTCTTATTGCAACATTAAAGGCTGCTGGTTTTACTGGTGAAGCGTTATCAATTGCGTATGGTGTAGCAAAGGCTGAATCTGGTGGAAGGGCTAATGCTAAAAGCCACCCTAGTCTTTTAAAAGATGACTCATACGGATTATTTCAAATTAATATGTTGGGTGATTTAGGACCAGCACGTCGTAAAACACACGGGTTGAATTCAAATGAAGACTTGTATGACCCAGCAACGAATGCCAGAGTTGCTTACGCAATATCTAAAGGCGGAACAAACTGGAAGCCTTGGTCTGCTTACACAAACGGACGTTACCTAGAAAGACTTGGACCTTCGGGTGGCGGTAGTCCTTCTGTAGCCACACTTAGTTCTTCCTCTACTGGAGTTACTCTATCTCCTTCTATAACAATCAATGTTAACGTGCAACAAGCCTCTTACGCTGAAGCAATGAACTTAGTTGAAATTGTTAAGAGTCAACTTGAAAAAGAAAACTTATTTAAGTTAGTGGGTAAGAAATAATGGGTAAAGACATAAAAGGACTAGGTGCAAAGTACCAAAGAGATAACCTCATTGCTATTGGAGTTTCTAAAGCAAATGAAACACTTGCGAAAGAAAAAGCCGCTCAAAAAAAGGCTGAGGAAGCAAAAGCAACCCAAAAAACTCTTAAAGGGATTCAACAACAAATAGAAACACAAGCACGACTAAAAGTGTCGGTATCTGCAAATCGTAGCCGTCTCCAAGACGTTCTTACCTCTCTTATTCTTGCAAATGCTCCTGCAAATCAGATAGTGGCTGCGAATAAAGACTTTACCGAAGCGAGTAACACTGTTACAAAAATTGACGCTAGTATTAAAAGACTTCAAGGTGAGTACGCTAAAGAAGCAAAAGGTTTAAAGACTGAATCAGAGAGATTCCGTACAGAACTACGTGTTCAAAAAGCACTTAAAGACGCTAAAAGTAACAAAGGAAATTCTACTCCTGTTAAACCTACTCAACCAGCACCACCACCACCTGCTGCGAAAAGTATTCGTTTTAATGCTCCAATGGTAAAGAGCGCATATTTTAGAAACAATTCTGTTGTTGACAGAGCCTTATTATCACAAGCGGTAGAACCAATGTTGGCTGCAAAAATGGTTGAGACTCTAAGTACTTTTGGTGACGGAGACACTAACAGGGGCTTTATTGTCCCTAATAAAAAAGCAATGGAGGCTGCACTGTCACGTCAGTCACCAAAAGAAAAAGCCATAACAGGTGGTTTTAAAGTTCCTCATGGCTTTAGATTTCACTACAACCCGCAAGAACTAAACCAAACTATTGGAACATTACAAGGCATTTCCCCAGAGTTAATGATGTCTGGAAAAGACCAAGCAAACATGATAACTGCCCCAACTCAAAGCAGCACAATTAGTTTTACACTATACTTAAATAGAATTGAAGACATGAACGTTCTAGCAAACACTACACGAACTGCGCCTCTTATTGAAGATGCTGATTCAAAAAACTATTACCCTGAAGTGGTAAAAAAGGCAGACCGTGAACTTATTAAAGACTTTGGCACCATGTATGATTTAGAGTTTTTATTTAAAGCAGTAAATGGTGAGATGGGTGGGTATACAAGCCCCCTGCGCCTTGCAAAAACAGCAGATGTTGGTTGGTTAAATGGTATGGCAATTGAAATGCACTTAGGTAGAAAACTACGTTACTTGGCACGCATTATAAACATAAGTATTAAACACATTCTTTTTACTGAAAACATGGTTCCAACTTTGTCTATTGTAAGTATTTCAGCACATAGATTCCATGATACAACTACGATTGATGCAAAGTAAGGGGCTATCATGATTCCACTTTCAAGTCGATACGCTGACGGTCTTTTATTAAAGGGATACCACCCTGTTAAAAGTAGTTTTGAAGTAGGGGTTTACCGAGTATTTCCTAACAATGTGTCTGGAGTTTTTTATTACTCTTGGGTTGAGGGGGATAGAATTGATGTTATTGCTAGTAAGTTTTTAGGTGACCCAAATCTTTGGTGGGTGATAATGGACTACAATGACGACATTCACAACCCATTTGAGTTAGTTCCAGGACAGCAACTAAGGATTCCAGTCCATGTCCTATAATCAAAAATACTCATCACGTGAACATAACTCTTTTTCCGTACAGTTCCCTGACTACCCTACTTTTTCCATGCCTGCAAATGAAATGACCTTAACACAAGAAGTCAACACCCATGACATTTTGACTTTAAAGTTCTCTGACTTTGGGTTATTGATGCTAAAAGGCTTAAAAACAGAGTCTCCAGTAATAGTAAATTGGCGAACTTCAAACGGAATAAAAGGAACATTTTTTGGCGGTGTTTACGGTATACAAAGAACTCACGCTATTCAAGCAAGTAAAGAGAGTGAAATTACTTTCTTAGGGTTAACCTTTAAAATGAAAGACTCTAAATCTGGTGTGTGGATAAATAAAACGGTGGCTGACGTAGTACAAGTGATTGTAAAAAGAAACGGATTGAAGGCTGTTGTTAGCGGTCACCCTGCTCGCTACTCTCAAATTACACAACAAGGAGAGAGTGACTGGGAGTTCTTACAGAGACTGGCAGATATGAGTGGGTACACAATTGCTGTAAGAGGAAAAACAATCCTTTTTAGGACTATTGATGAAGTAGTCTCAGAGTCAATTGGTGGGATGCCTATTTTGTTTCAAGAGCAGAATTTTATGCCACCCTTCTCTAGTTTAGAAGAACAGACGCTTGACCGAATAACTCCATTGTACGGTGATTACTTAGAAAACCCTGATTTTCATAACAACTCTTTTAAAATTACTAGGGGTGTTGACCCAATTAAAGCCGTCTCTTTTACAAGCACCGAATCCCCAAAGAATAAACAGCAGGTTAGAAAAACTAGGTCAGAACCTCTTTTCAACCAAGAGTTAACAAATGTCGTTGCTAATACAAAAGAAGTTTCTCAATCTGTTGCAAAAGCAAAGGCTGCTAAAGCACGTTTTAATATCCCAGCAAAGTTTCAAAGCCAAGGGGACCCAAGAATCATGCCTAATTCTTTAGTAGAAGTAGAAGGAGTTTTAGAGGACGCAGATGGTTATTGGTTAGTACATAAAGTTACCCATTACCTAAATGTAAACGGTGTGTATCAATGTAATGGTGTTTTGCTTAGTGACGGAAAAAGCCAAAATTTACGACAAAAGCCTTCTACTAATAAACAGTCAAACTACCCAAGTGTCAATATACCTGCTACGCTAAAAAACCAATCCGCAACAAAAAATTCTCCAACCTATAGAGGACCAACAACTGAGTTCTTTAATGGTAAAGCCAAAACATCAACTGGAAAGTGGGCTTAATCATGGCTTATGAATACGCAATTAGTTTTCCTTTTCGCTTAGATAGTTATGGTGATGTTGCCAAAACAAAAGACCCTAGTAAAATTTGGGCTGACAGAATCACTTCTGTAATTGGAACTATGGTTGGTGAAAGAGTGGCGCGTCCTTCTTTTGGAACAAAGATTGCCAATCAATGGCTAAATGGCTTGAGTGGTATCCAGGGGGATATGGAAGCAGAAATTCGACAGGCTTTTATAGAGTTTCTTCCTTTGGTAACGCTTTTAGAAACTTCTTTTGAGAACGACGATGCAAACGGGTCTCTTAAAGTTATACTTACTTACTCATTACCAAACGATAAAGAAGAAACTACTGTAATTGCTCTTGTCAGTATTGGCAACAAACAACCTCAGTATCAGGAGAACATCTAATGGCAATTAACGAAGTCCCAGTAACAATTGACTACACAAGTAGAGACTATGAAGCCCTTCGTGAAGAATTAATTGCGAGAATTAAAGAAAGAATTCCTGAATGGAATGGGGCAGACAACAGTGACTTTGGCGTAGTTTTAGCAGAAGCCTTTGCGTATCTTGGGGACGTTGCTAACTACTACATTGACCGTATTGCAAATGAGTCTTTTTTATCAACCGCAACTCAACGTGAGAGCATTTTAGCAATTGCTGAAACTTACGGGTATATTCCTTCTGGTTATAAAAACGCATCAGTAGACGTAACTTTTTACAATAACTCTGGTTCTGCTGTTACGGTTCCAACAGAAACTAGAGTATCTGGTGAAGTAATTGCTAATGACACTGTAGAAACAGTAACTTTTACAACAACAACTAGCGTTATTGTTCCTCCGTTTGCTAATCAAGCACGAGGTGAAGCGGTAGTTCTTGCGTATCAAGGGGAGTTAAACACAATTGAAACAGCAAATGTTTATGGTGCTTTACTAGGGACTTCTGATGCGGAACCTTCTCAAACATTTCTTGTTCAAGATTTTCCAGTTGTTTCCGACAGCATAGAAATATACGTGCAAGGAGGAACTGCTTGGAAAAAATGGGAAAGAGTAAGCCACTTAATTGACTTTAGTGCCAACGACGCTGTTTATACAACTCGTTTAACTGAGGACAATGAGGTTTTTGTTTTGTTTGGAGACGGTGTATCAGGAGCAATTCCTACTTATCAATCCGCAATTAGAGCAAAGTATGTTATTGGTGGAGGGATGTCAGGGAATGTTCCAAGCGGAACACTAACTAATATTGCTCGTGTTCCTGGTCTTTCACAAACACAGGTATCTGCTTTAAATGGTGTGCTAGATGTAAATAATGTTAAAGGTGCTGTTGGGGGAAATGAACCAGAATCTAACGAATCCATCCGTGTTGCTGCTCCTTTGTTTCTTCGTACTCAAAATAGAGCGGTAACTTTGGACGACTTTGAAAACTTAGCATTAGCAGTAGAAAACTGTGGAAAAGCAAAAGCAGTAGGAACATCCGCTACTGCAGTAACTCTTTATGTTGCTCCCTACCGTTCATTCTCAGATTTTGATGCTACTCCTGGTGTTGAGGTAATCAATAGCGTAGCAACTGCAACTCTTGAATGGAACTTATTAAAAACAGATGTAGAAAACTTTTTATCAAATAAAATGCTTGTTGGAACAACACTAAGTGTTTTTAAACCTGTTTATGTCCCAGTAACGATGAACCTTCAATACACACGAGAGCCAGAATTTAGTCAAACTGTTGTTGAAAAAGCAATAAAAGCAGCGATTGTCGAGAACTACTCCTACAACTTTGTTGATTTTGGTCAGGAACTAACGGTTCAAAATGTTGAGTCTGTTCTTCAAACTGTGGAAGGCGTAAAAATTGCTAAATGCCGTTTTCTTTTTAAGACAGGTGGAACCCCAAGTTTAGCATCTATTACTGCTCTAGCAAATGAGATATTTACTTTTGCAGAACCAGATGTGGTGCTTGAGGTCTTATAGTGAATAATGAGTACACAGGAACTTACCGAGGTGTTGTTACAAACATTAAGGACACTGACGGTCACAGAAGAATAAAGTGTAAGGTTCCTCAATTATTTGGCGATGCAGAATTAAATTGGGCATGGCCCTTAGAAACCTCAAGCCTTAAAACACAAGTTCCTGATGTAGGTGAAGGTGTGTGGGTTGCTTTTGAAGGCGGAGACCCAGGCTACCCAATTTGGAGTGGTAATTTTGGAAAACCAAAAAACGGCAAAAGGGTAAACGTAAAAGTCTTATCCGACTCAGTTTCTTTAACGGGATTAACACCTTATTTTAAAACAGAACGCACAGCAAACGGGACTACAGAAATTGACTTAGTTGCCACTTTACTAGCCATGGCTACTGCTTTAAAAGACCATCAATCACGCATTGTTGTATTAGAAGGCAAAGTTGCAACCCTTGAGACTCAAATGACTGGAAAAGCAAGTACCAGTCACAGTCATTCATAGGTTGTTTAGGGAGTCAAACCCCTTGTTTAGCGTCAAAATTGACCTTAGTCGTTTAGGAGAATAATTATGCCCGCTTCGTATCCCGCAGGTGTCAAAGGCTTTACTACCAAGGTTGACTTTACCGACCTCGTATTAGCAGACCACGTTAATGCTCTACAAGATGAAGTTCGTGCTCTACAAGCAACTATTGGAACCGACCCACAAATAAGTGCTGGTTGGGTAGGCACTCTTGATAAAACCACAACATCTTGGGCAACTTTAAAAGCCCGTATTGCAAATCTTGAATACGGCGTAGTCAATGACTCTCACACTCAATACACACACAATACTGGTGGCGACACTATTCAGGCAAACGGTGCAGCAATTATTCCTCTTAAACTAAAGGGATTTTCTAGCCAAACAGCAGACTTACTAAGATTTGAAAACTCAGCAGGAACAACTTTAACTAAGATTGATAAAGATGGAAAACTTTTCATCAACAGCCAGGAAATCAAACCTGTTCTTCATCAGCAGACTCAACCAGATGGCGTAGCGTTGGGGTTACCTCAAGGAACTATTTGGGTAGACTCTGATTCAAACCCTTCAGTTTTATCTGTGGACACAACTATCCAAATTACTGGAGGAACACTCACTGGTGACCAAGCATTAACTTCCCGCCTTCGTAATATCACCGTGTCTACTTCTGACCCAACTGGCGGAAATAACGGAGATATTTGGCTTAAGTACACTGTGTAGGTCTAGGTACTATGCCTATTCAGATTAAAGTCGCCAACAATTACGTCTCTTCAGGTTCAGTCTTTTTTAAAAGCGGTGGTGCTTGGATAAAGGCTAAAGAAGGTTACGTAAACGTTGATGGTACTTGGCGTAAGTTTTTTGTGTCGGAGTTTAAAGATTTTTTTGAAAGAACCAACGCTACAACATTAGGAACTTCTCCTACAGGACAAGCATGGACTGCTCCTAGAGGTACATGGAATATCCTTGATGGTAAAGCAAGTCTCACTACCTCAAAATCTACCTACCCCCTTGCTATAGTTGATGCTGGTCTAACAGATTTTGAACTTCAAGCAAATGAGATGGTTCCAGGAGTTGGCGTAATAGTTAGAGCAGAGTCTTCTACTACTTGGTGGGGCTTAGTTGGTTGGAATAACCAAGTTTCTTATACCTACTCTTACTGTGCAGTAGCACTAGTTAATGAAGGCTATTGCATCGTAGATAATATCTGTCAGCAAACAATTTGTCCTGGAGGGTATTCTTCTTACCAACAAGCCGATGCATTGACTTGTAAAACCCGTGCTGCTGACCGACTTGTTGGTTATGGCTGTACATCTACTTACATTGACGGTGAGATATTATGTACGGATACACTCGTTCCTACACAAACTTGTACAAACGAATGTATTAAATACTGCCAAAGAGCAACTACTACTCCAAGCGTTACAACCTGTACTCGCGAAGATAGAATCACTCGTTGTACAACTACTCCAGGAACAACCACATACTCAACTATTTGTTGCGATAGAGATACTGTATGTAGAACGTCCTACGTAACGCAACGTTCGTGTACACGTCAGCCTGGTTTTTGGTCGGAGTATTGTGCTGGGTATACGCCTGTTACAGGGGAATGTCTAGAGTACAACCCTCAAACCTACACAACTGTAGTAACTTGCCCAGGGGGAACTTCTACGATAAATGTTGCTTGTGGTTATCCAAACTGTGCACAAACAGGCTCTCGTCAAGTATGTCCGCAGGCTTTATCAACCGCTACGGGTTATAATTATTTCTATAGGCTTTACTTAGTTAAGTCAGTTAATGGGGTTCTTACTGTAGAACAAGACTTTGATATTGGCGAAAACTTTAAGGCTCTTAGAGTCCTTGGTGTTGGCACTAACATGGCAATAAACGTCTACAGGGATAACGCCTACGCAGACCAAATTAAGGTTCTTTCCTATTCTTCTTTTATTTCCCCCGTAGGAAGTAACTTTGGTATATTTGGGTATCCTTCAAATTACCAAGAAGGTACTACAATTGGTTCAATACAGGTAAAGCAACCAGGAGCATAATATGAGTGAAAAAAGTCCGTGGCAGTTATGGAAAGAAAAAAACCCAGGTGATGCTGTTCGTCCTTGGGATTTAATTAACCCTAACGTAAAACGAGTAGACGATGAAACGGCACAGTATCGACTTAACCATTGTCTGGGTTGTAAGCATTTGATTAAATTGACTAAAACATGTACTAAATGTGGCTGTTTTATGACAGAAAAAACAAAATTAGCCCATGCTTCATGCCCCATTGGACTATGGGGGACTGTTACCATAGAACCTACAAACCCAGAAGGAGAATAAAATGGCGGATACTAACAGAATGCTGGCTTTTATAATTGATGGAGAAGTTGCAGAAATACTTCAAACCGATGACAAACTTGCTGCTATTTTTCTAAGTCAACCACAAGCAGTTGAGTTTAATAGAGAAAAAGACAATGTTGTTGCTGGTATGAAATACGACGGCACGAAGTTTAGTATCCCTGAGTAAAAATGCCTACATATAGAGAAGTATACGTTTGGAATGGGAATGCTTGGGACTCCCTTGCTATTGCCCTACCTGATTTAACTTCCTATGCCTCAAAAGTTGCTGACAATACCTTTTCAGGTGCTCAAACTTTTTCTGGAAGAATTACTCGAGCAGGACAAGTTCCTTACGCTATTGAAACAGGGACAGTCAACCTCACTACAACAATTACTGGTGACCAATTAATTATTGGAACTAAAACTTTTGGTGTGGGACGTTTTACCTCTACACCTCTCGTATTTCTACAAGTTCGATACGGAACAACTGTTAAAAACGGTTATGCAACAGCAAAAGCAGTGAGTACCACTCAATTTGGTTATGAAGCAGTAATGAGCGTTGCAATTACAGATTCACAAAGTCCTATAACACTATTTGTTGATTACCTCGCTATTCAGATGGTTTAGGAGGTGAACCAGTGGCAAAATATGCTGGTTCCATTTATCGTGGAGCGTATTACGGTAACTCTCCGCGTCTTGTCTACAACGTCACACCGTTCATTGCTTCTGCGTTAACTTACGACAAAGTACAACTATTTTGGCAGTTACCCCAAGGAGATTTTTCCCAATTCAGGCTTGTTAGAAATAATACTAACTTCCCTGAAAGTGCCGAAGATGGAACAATCGTTTGGCAACAAATTTCTACTACAAATATTAGTGGGCAAATTTCTCGAAACTCTATTATTGATGGTGAAGAAAACGTTTTAGAAACATACTATAAAGGTCTAATTTCTGGGCAATTTATCTATTACACAGTCTTTCTTTATACATCTACAAAAGTTTGGGTTTCTGCTGGTTCTACTTACGTCTTAATTCCTCAAAAATTAAACGGTACAGACTCTTTGTACAATATGCTTCCTAGAATTTTTACGGCTAAAGATGGAAGTCCTACTGGACCTATTGAAAAAGACACCTTTCTTTACAATTTTTTAGACGCTTTTGGGTTTACTTACGACCAAATTATTACCTATGCCGACTTAATTAAACCTTCTTTTGGAGAGTCTAAACTTCCTCCACAATTTTTGGGGTATAAGTTTTTAAGTTATGGCCTTTACCTAGAACGAGGCTTAGCATTTAAAAATCAAAAAAAGTTAGTGCGTGAATCTGCAAGACTTTTTGCTTTAAAAGGAACCGAACTAGGCATCAATAATTACATTGAATCTTTAAGTGGTTATGCCCCTGTTTTAACACGGTCCCCCAATTTACTTTTGGATATGCAGGACGCTACCTTTAAAGAAGGTTTTGGTCGTTGGACAGCAACTGCTGGAACATTATCAGCAGATAGCACTCAAACTTTAGCAACGGGAACAAACGCTATTGACACAATTTGGTCAGGTAAAGTAATAACCATTTTGCCAACAGTTACTTTTAAACAAAGATTTAATGACGTGGCTACGTTAACAACTAACGTTGCACACGGATTAGAAATTGGCGATACCGTTACTGTTGCGGGAGTAGATGCAAACTACAACGGAACCTTTACGGTTACAACAGTGCCAACGACTACGACGTTTACCTACGCAAGTGTTAACGCCCCTATGATTCCTACTGCTGCAACAGGAACTGCTGCTGGGGGAACCGCAATGTCTTTAGGTCGCGATGCTCCTATTACAAAGGGTATCCCCGTTATCCCTGCTACAAGTTACACGCTATCGTTTTACGCAAAAACACTTGCTAATGGAACTTTAACACCAGCCTTGTATTGGTACAACGAACTAGGTAAAATAATTGGTTCTAGAGTTTTAGGAACTGAACTTGGAACAATTGGTCAAGTTCAGCGAACTACTTTGGTTGCAACATCACCAGCAGGTGCTGCCTACGCTGGTATTAGAATTTACCTAACAACGACTGGAACCTACTACGTCGATATGGTTCAACTTGGAAAAACAATTGACGTTACAAATTATGATGAACCACGGGGATTAGATATATTTTTAGAGCCTAAAAAAATAAACCTAATTAGCAATCCATCCTTTGAAACAAACGGAAACTTATGGACTACTAACTCTTCAAAAACTTTGGTTGCCGATGTCCCAACAGGTGTTCCAGGAGCACAAGCACTTAGACTCAGTGGACAAAATGCTCTATCAGCAACAACTACCTGTGCAACGTCATCTACGTATAAAATTTATGACGACAGCAACTACGTGTTTTCTATTTATCTAAAAGCAAGTGCTGCTTGCACTGTGAACATCACTTTGGGAGTTACTGACGAAACGGGCAGTGACGCAGAAAGTGCGGTTCAATCATGTGCTTTAACAACTGATTGGCAACGGTTCTACACCACTGTCTACATCCCTATTGACTTTTCCCCCAACGATACTATTACAATGACCGCAAGTGTTTCTGGAACTTTGACTGGGCAAACCGTAACTCTTGATAACGCACAGGTAGAACGTGGCTATGCACCATCAGAGTACTTTGACGGCTCTATGCCCGCCGATTACGGTGTTGTTTGGTCAGGGACTGCCCATGCTTCAAAATCATTTTACTACACAGACAAAAACATCAAAATCCCACGGTTGCTCCAAACCCTAGATAACTGGGTTCCAAGGCATATTCCTTATCGTATTAGAAGTCACTCAGGTGTCGAGGGAAGTTTCGCCCCGTAGAAATTTAGGTCTAAGATACACCCATGGACCTACTCATAGAACTACTCGTAATCTCTTTTGCTGTTGCATATTTTACTGAGGCAATTCAAGCCTTCTACGATTTAAAAAAACTACGTGGATTTGTTGCTTTGCCATTCGCTGTTTTGTTTTGTTGGCTATTTGGTTACCCATGGATAGAAACAGCACTCTTTGCTCCCGCTAGTTCATTTTTAGCATTAGGAATCACAATGTTTTTAACTAAAGAAGAAGTAAGTGTTCAACCAATTCGACGATACTAGGAGCATAAAATGACACGATTATTAATTGTTGGCGGTGCTGATGATTTAGACGTAACAGTTGGTTTGCGAATGTTACTGGAAAAGAAAAACATTACAGAGATTGTTCTACCCTCTCACGAACCAAATGAAACACAAGACCAAATCATCCTCACTGCTTCTGAAAAAGGTATCTCTGTTAGAACAGGAGGAGACCTTGATGAATTGATGGAAGTTTTTGTTGCGGAAGACATTTTGGCTGTCGCATGGGATGAATCGGATGAATGCTTCGAGGCTATTGAATGGGCACATGACAAAGGCTTAGATATATGGGACATTTCAAATGGCTTAAATATTGTGGATACACAGACAGAAGCGTTAGAAGAGCACCTAGACGAAGTGCTTGCAGACTTCACTGAATCCCTATCAGCACTAATTTACAAGATGGTGATGGACCAAATCAACGGCGATGGTAAGCACAAATACCGTCGCTCTGAGTGAGCCTTTCATCTCGGTTGCTCGACGCGAATTTAAGCCATTTCCAGTTCCGTCTCTTCGTTACACTGTGGTCCTTAGCAACCTCTGACGGGGTAATAGAGCAACCAATGGATACTCTCGGCTGCTCGACGCAGGCTAAATCTAGGAACACTGTCAGAGAGGCTCTACGGGCTTTAGAGGACAAAGGACTACTTGAAACACATCGCAAAAAGCGTGGGCGAGGGTTCTATTCTGGAAACACATACCAGTTGTTATGCCCTCTGTGGGAGGCATCAGTATGCCCTGTAGAGAGGGCATCTACAGATAGAGCAGATAGTAACTATGACTATCTAGTTAATAGACTATTAGTACCTAATAGTCATATTAGTCAAACTAGTTATGAAAATATAAAAATACAAAAAGTAAGTGAGGAATCAATGAATAAAAGTTGGCGTGAAGAGCAAGCCAAGGATGATTCCATTGGTGGTGTCGGAAAGATGGAGTCAGAGACACCGAGGACACCGCCGAGCAAGAAAGACACGAAGACACGAGGACTACGACCAGCAGCAGAGTGGACAAGTCGCGATGTAGCAGCCGAGTTCTCCTACCTTGTTGGCAAGAAGTTTCCCTGGCTTCCAGGAACTGTCAACGTCAGTCACCTCGCGGGAGCACTCGCCAAGCAACGTAATCAGTATCAGACGACAGCCCTGGTCGAACTAGAGTTGTTAAAGATGTTTATGGCTGACCAAAAGAACTTTATAGGCATCGGCAACGAGGCTCCGTATTTGTATAAGAAGTTTCTAATGATGTTTAAAACCCACCTGGTCAAGGCGCATAACAATCTTGGGATAGTCCTGCCAAACGTTCAGGGCGTGTCAGAAGATATTACTACCGATGTCATCTATGCTTCGGATGGAAGAACATTCGACAACACGATTGCAGGTCGGTCTGCGCTAGAAAGGTATGAGAAAAAGTTAAATGCCTAAGTATGATTTTAAATGCGATTCCTGCGAAGGCAGTCTTGTGGAGATGCACTTAACCTTTAACTCTACTGAGCGACCTAACTGTGACCGTTGTGGTAATGCAATGAGCAAAGTATTTACACCACCTGCAGTTCAATTCAAAGGCGGAGGATGGGGAGGTCAGTAATGCAGTGTGTTGCTAAAACCGCTACAGGTAAACTTTGCAAAGTAGTTGGGGAAGAATCTCGAGGCGGGCTGTGTCATGTCCATGACCCAAATGGAAAGTATCAAGTGCAGCACCCTAAATTTGCAGAAGCAGTTAAAAGAATTCAGGAAAAGGAATTAACATGAATCTTGCACTCATCATCGGAATCTTAATTGGTATTCCTATTGGAATGCTTGTGTATACATGGGTGGAAAAAGAATGATGCAGTATTGGTCCTGGATTCTTGCAACTATTGGAGTAGCAGGTATTTTTCTTGTAGGACGAAAAGCAATTTGGGGTTGGCCTGTTCTTTTTATGAATGAGTGCCTTTGGATTATTTATGCTTTGACAACCAAGCAATACGGATTTATTGTTGCAGCAGTTGCTTACGGAGTGGTTTACGTAAAGTCTTTCTTGCATTGGAGAAGAGATGGCTAAAAAGAAAAAAGATTTACCCGTCTTTGCTATCGTCACTATGCCCAAGTGGAAGTCTAAAATTTTAGATGTTATTGTCGGCATCTTGTTTCCAGGAGAGTTGTACTTTGTTTTAACAATTCAAGAGACAGGAATGACTACAAACGGTAAAGGCAAATACACCGACGACAGGGGAGTCTCAGTTGACTTATCAGATTGAAACGTTATCTCCTTTTAAACGCCACTGGATATTACGTAACTCAAATATCCCCCGACGCTTTCTTGGATTAGAACCTGCTGACATGCTGTCAGACTTTCCAGAAACAGTTGTCGACTGGTTAGAGGAGATAGTAACGGGCAACGTTATTAAGCAGGTTGG